TTGGCTCGAATAGTTATTGGTGAGCAGTTGCTTGGTATCGCTAAGAGATACAAGGTAGTGATGACGGTGCATGATGCAATTGCATGTATTGTGCCTAACGAAGAAGTAGAAGAAGCAAAGAAGTTTGTAGAGAAAGTAATGAAAACCCGCCCTGCTTGGGCACCAGAATTACCCCTCGATTGTGAGGCTTTTGCTGGAAAAACCTATGGGAGTTGTAAATGAGTGAATATGTAGATTGGAGTGAACATTGGATAAACGTTAAGAAACATTTAAGAGAAGTACAAGACTTGATGAATACCAAGAAGTATTCAGAAGCTAAAAAGAAAGCGATGGACTTATCAGTAGATGGGCATTTGATGAGGCAAGCTATTATTTTAGAGGAGGAAAAATGGACGAAAAAAGACCAAAAATAATGATTGCGACCCCGATGTATGGGGGCATGTGTACAGGGGGCTACTCACTTAGTTTACTGGGTGCATGGAAAACGCTAACTGAACTGCAATGTGAAACCTATATAGCTACGCTTACTAACGAGAGTCTAATAACTCGTGGGCGTAATGACTTGGCTAGGATGTTCCTCGAACGTGATGCAGATTACTTGATGTTTATTGATGCAGACATAACGTTTCCAGCTGGGGCTATACCTGCGCTACTACTAGCAGAGAAAGATGTAGTGTGTGGCGTGTACTCAAAGAAAGAGATTGCATGGGACTCAGTAGCTAGAGCCGCGAGAGAAGGTAAAGATAACTTGGCTGACTACAGTGGTTCGTTTGTATTTAACATGATGGGCGCACAAGGGGATCATGCAGAAGTAGATGAGTCGGGTGTTATCGAGGTGCGACACGGTGGTACAGGCTTCATGCTAATCAAACGCAGTGTACTTGAGAAGCTGAAGGATCATGTGCCTACGTACAGACGGACATCATTTAAAGACTCAAATGGTGAGTACATACACCCAATCACGTATCAGTTCTTTGATACAAGCATTGATGATACAGGTGCATTGTTATCTGAGGACTACCATTTCTGCGAGTTGTGGCGAAAACATGGTGGGAAGATATACGCACATCCAAGTATTAAGCTAGACCATACAGGTACGCACGTATTCGGAGGAGACTTACTTAAATCAGGGGGGCAGTTACTATGACGGAAGATGATTTTAATGGAGTGGTTTACAACTCTTTAGAGAGTTCAGTAGGTTCGCCAAGCCATAAAAGGCAAGTGGGTGGGGATCACTACATGAATATGGGGCTACAGCCTTGGAAAGCTATGAAGGCGTGGATGTCTGAGGAAGAGTTCAAAGGCTTTCTTCGTGGCAATATCATTAAGTATGTCGCTCGATGCTGGGATAAGAACGGTGTTGAGGACTTAAAGAAAGCCATGCACTACCTAGAGAAGCTAATTGAGGAATCAGAAAAATAAGGTACATACTAAGTCCGCATTTATTTTCCCCATGTGCTAGCAGGTGGCTTTACAAGGTACATACTAAGTCCGCATTTATTTTAGGCATGTGCTAGCAGATGACTTTACAAAATTTATTTTCCCCATGTGCTAGCAGGTGGCTTTACAAAATTTATTTTGGGCATATGCTAGCAAATGACTATACAAGGTACATACTAAGTCCGCACAATGTAATAAATATATGCTATAACTAAATATTGTTAATAATCACAAGGTTAAGTATGTCAATTGCATGGTCGTATTCCTCTATCAAAACGTTTGAACAATGCCCAAAGAAGTATTACCACTTAAAAGTACTAAAGGATGTAAAAGATTCTGGTAACGAAGCAACGATATACGGGCAGGAAGTACATAAAGCCTGTGAAGACTACATAAAAGACGGTGTTGAGATACCTGAGAAGTTTGCTTACGTGCGTAAGGTAGTAGAACGGATAGCTAAGCAAGAGGGTGAGAAGCACACAGAAATGAAGATGGGGCTTAAACGGGTCGGTGATGGGTATGAACCCTGTAAGTTCTTAGGTGAAGACGTTTGGTGGCGTGGTATAGCTGACGTAGTGATAATAAATGGTAGTACAGCTTACTCGATTGATTATAAAACAAGCAAAAATGCAAGGTACGCGGATACTAAACAGTTAGACTTGGTTGCAGGTGGGTTGTTTGTACATTTCCCCCAGTTAGATACAATTAAGTCTGCTCTGATATTTGTAGTAAGCGGGGATGTAATTAAGAAAAATCATTACAGAGAACATATGGATAAGTACTTAAATACATTTGAAGATAGCTTAGATAGGTTAGATAACGCTGAGCAAAACGCCGTATGGAATGCAGTTACTGGCCCTCTATGTAGATTCTGTCCCGTGGTATCATGTGAGCATAACACTAGATAAGGACATCACCATGAGGAAAAAACGTAACTACAAGAAGGAATACAAGGACTATCAAGGCACTGAAGAGCAAAAAGAAAACCGAGCGATGCGTAACGCGGCTAGGCGTAAAGCCCTGAAGAACGGGTCAGTAAAGAAAGGTGACAACAAAGATGTAGCACATAACAAGGCTATATCAAAAGGTGGTACGAACAAAGACGGTACTAGGGTTACTAGCTCCAGTGCTAATCGTAGCTTTGATCGAAACTCTAAAAAGGGTTTGGTATCAGAGACTAGTCCAAGGGAGCGAAAACGGCGTGGAAATAATCAAGGATAAGGCTCTATTAATACGCACAAGGCGTCCAGAGTTAGTAACAGAGCGAATTAAAAACAGCAAGGTAATTAGTCAGGAGGGGGATATTTTTAATATAGCGATTAAGTGGGGCTTTCAAGAGTCCCAAGAGTTGGCGAGGTTGCGTGTACAGAACGTGCCATCACCAATTAAACGAGATTACGAATGGACAGGTAAGTTTCAACCTTACAACCATCAACGTGATACATCTTCATTTTTAACACTCAACAAGAAAGCCTTTTGCTTTAACGAGCAAGGTACAGGTAAGACAGCATCGGTTATATGGGGTGCTGATTACTTGATGAAACTTGGGATTATTAAGCGAGTGCTAGTCATTTGCCCCCTATCAATTATGAAATCTGCGTGGCAAGAAGACTTGTTTAAGTTTGCTATGCACCGTAGTTGTAGTGTGGCTCATGGTGCAGCTGATACACGCAAGAAAATAATTAATGCTGGGTCTGAGTTCGTTATTATTAACTTCGATGGTGTGGCTGTAGTTGAAGAAGAAATAAAGAAAGGTGGTTTTGATCTGATCGTTGTCGATGAAGCCAACGCCTACAAGAACCCACAAACCAATCGTTGGAAGATACTTAAACGTATAACTACTAAACCTGAATGGTTGTGGATGCTGACTGGTACTCCAGCGGCTCAATCACCTGTAGATGCTTTTGGTCTAGCTAAGTTAGTGAACCCTGACAAAACACCAAAATACTTTGGGCAGTTCAGAGATCAAGTGATGTACAAGATATCTCAGTTCAAGTGGATACCTAAATCAAACGCAAAGGATGTGGTGCATAAAGTATTGCAACCTGCTATACGTTTTGAGAAAGATCAGTGTCTAGACTTACCAGACGTAACGTATGTAGAACGAGATGCACCACTTACTCCACAACAAAAGAAGTACTACGCCAAGCTGAAGAAGTCTATGGTTATGGAAGCAGGAGGAGAGCAAGTATCTGCTGTAAACGCCGCGACTAACCTAAACAAACTGCTACAGATATCCGGTGGTGCAGTATATTCAGACGAGAAAGAAGTTATTGAGTTTGATGTATCTAACCGTATTAAAGTAATACTAGAAGCAATTGAGGAGTCATCACACAAAGTTCTTATTTTTGTGCCGTTCACGCACACCATAGAGTTACTAAAAGATCAACTAGAGAAAAACAAAATAACTTGTGCGGTCATCAATGGTGCAGTATCGCTAAACAAAAGATCAGAAAGAATTACTAAATTCCAAACCGAAGAAGACCCAAGAGTTTTAATTATTCAACCGCAAGCCGCTTCACACGGCTTAACTTTAACAGCTGCGAATACAATCATTTGGTATGCACCAGTTACTAGTGTAGAAACTTACCTACAGGCTAACGCACGTATTGACAGGCCGGGGCAAAAGAACGCTATGACTATTGTGCATATACAAGGGAGCGAGGTTGAAAACCGATTGTATTCAATGTTGCGTAGCAAAATAGGGAATCACTCCCAAATCATTGATTTATATAGACAAGAAATATCAGAAGAATAGTTTGACATTGTTAAACTAACTGGTATACTAATCTATTCCTACAACACAAGGAGCTTGTATGAAAGCAATAATGACTCTGGAAGAGAGACGTAAGGTAGACGCTAAAAAGACCGTAACGGAAAAAGATACGTTGGAGAAAAAATATATCCGTTGTTTTAAGTTGGGTAATAGGATTTATGTACCGACGTACACCGCACCTAGTCTAGGTGGTGTCGAATATGTTGGGCCAGAAAGTAATAATGAAAATGGCTTTAAGTATTCTGAAACAGACCTATACGCAATCGGTGCTGTACCTACTAAAGAACTTTTATGGGTGAGGTCTTATTTAGAAAGGGAGCGATTTAAATGAGTATGGAAATAGAAAAGTATGTAGCCGCATACAGAAAAATACGTGATGTAATTAAAGAGAAAGACTTGAAGTACAAAGAAGAAGTTGCTGATTTAAAAGAACAGCAAGACATGATCGCAAGCAAGTTATTAGATTTTTGCAACGAGTCAAATCTAGACAGCGTTAAAACTAAGGAGGGAACAATATCCCGAAGAGTTAGCACCAGATACTGGACTAGTGATTGGGAGCTGATGCATCAGTTTATAAAAGATAACGACGCTATGTACTTACTGGAGCCACGTATACAACAAACTAACATGAAGCAGTTTATTGAGGAGAATCCTGATAAGTTGCCGATTGGGTTGCAATCAAACAGCGAGTACAAAATATCAGTACGAAAACCAACCAAACGATAAGGAGTGTATATGAAGAAAAAAAGAGTGTTAAAAGTAGCACCGCCAAGTGACGGTAAAAAACCGTTAACAGTTAAAGAAGTATTTGAGTCTATAAACAAAAGGAGAAATCATGGGTAACGTTGCAATATTTAAAGATCAGAGCGCGGCAGTAAGTACAAAGCGGGAGCTTAGTGAGCTATCTAAGTCCCTCATGCAGAAAACTAGTGGGGGCACTACTAGACGCATACAGGCTAATACCAACGGTACTTTTAAACGTGTAGTAAATGGTGAAGTTATTGGTAGCGCAGTGCGTGGTGAAATCAATGTAGTCATAGTTAACCTGTTAGAAAAAGTATCACGTATTTACTATAAGGAAAAGTTTGATCCTAACAAGGAAGCAACACTACCTAACTGTTGGTCTAACTTAGGTGACAAACCAGAAGATGGGGCGTCTGACAAGCAAAGTGCTTCATGTTTAACTTGCCCTCAAAATGTTAAAGGGTCTGGTCAGAACGGTGGTCGTGCTTGTAGGTATCAACGTAGGCTTGCTGTATTGCTAGCAGGGGATACTAGTGGTGACGTATATCAACTCAACATACCTGCTAAATCTTTGTTCGGTAAGGGTGTAAACAACTCACATCCGTTTGAGTCTTATGTAAAGTACTTACTAGCTAATGGCGAGTCTATTGATAATGTCGTTACTAACGTAGCGTTCGACGCAAATGCAGA